TGTCGTGGTCGTTGCCACGTTAAACAAACGTACAGGAGGAAAAGAAATGAATCGTAAATTTTTGGAACAGTTAGGATTGACTGAAGAACAAGTTGAAGCAGTTATGTCTGAACACGGGAAATCAACACAGGACCTACAAGCAAAGGTGTCTGCTGCAGAAGATAATGCCAAGGGTTTGCAAGAGCAGTTGGAAGAGCGTGATAAGGACATGAAACAACTCAAGAAAGACGCTGAGGGCAATGCTGACTTACAACAAAAATACTCAGACTTGGACAGCAAGTACAAGACACAACAGAAGGAACATGAACAACAACTCAAGACAATACAGTTAGACCATGCTATTGAAATGCACTTGAGTGGTAAGGTTCACGACGCTGGAATAGTGTCTGGTCTACTAGACAAGTCTAAATTGGGATTAGGTGACAACGGAGCGGTGACTGGATTAGATGAACAGTTGACGGCTCTGAAGGAATCTAAAGGCTTTTTATTTGCTCCAGAAAAGGCTGTAGAACCACATATCGCTGGTGCTAAGCCACAAGGGGCGACACAAGAAGAAACAGTTGCTAACGATTTGACAACGCAGATGATTAATGCGTTTACGTCGGATTTATAATCAAAAATAGAAAAGAGGAACAGATATGCCAGCAACATTGAACTATGCACAATCTTATCAACAAGGTTTGCAAAAACGCTACAGTGAAAACGGACTGTTATTCACTCAAAAACTATGGAATTCTCCATCGAACACACTTTTGAAGTTCACAGGAGCTAAAGAAGTAAAAGTACCACGTCTTTTGATTAAAGAAGGGCGTAAAGACCGTACACGTCGTACAATTACTGATATTGACGCTAACTATGAAAACCAATGGGAAACATACACATTGACTAATGAGCGTTACTGGTCAACACTAGTAGACCCATCAGATGTTGATGAAACTAACTATGTTACTTCAATTGCTAACATTACTAAAACATTCAACGATACTGAAAAAGTTCCAGAAATGGATAAATTCATGGTATCTAAATTGTTCTCTCGTAAGAAAGCACTTGATACAGAAAGTAAACAAATTAAGTCATTGAATTTGACTGAGGAAAACTTCCTTGCAACCTTCGATGAGCTGATGGAACAAATGGATGAAGCTGGAGTACCAGCAGAAGGTCGTGTTATTTTCTGTACACCAGCTGTCAAACGTATGATCAAGAACATCAAGCAATTTGGTCGTACAGTTAATATCCACGGTCAAGGCACAGTGATTGACCGTTCAGTTGGTCGTTTGGATGATGTGACGATTGAGACAGCTATTCCATCTGACCGCATGAAGACCTTGTACAACTTTACAACAGGCGCTAAAGTTGATCCAACTGCCAAACAAATCCACTTCTTCTTGATTCACATTCCGTGTATGGCGGCGCCACAAAAGTATGACTTTGTGGGTCTTGATGCACCAAGTGCTGCTTCAAGTGGTAACTATAGATACTACGAACAATCTTACGATGATGTATTGCTATTCCAGACTAAACATGAAGGTCTAGCCTTTGTCGTCGCACCTTAAAGAAGGAGGATAGAAAATGTTAACAGTAAAGAAAGACAATCGTGTGTTGAATATCGACGAACTAGAAAAAGTAACCTTCTTGGAAGATGGTTACGATGTGGTTGAAATCAAAGATGGTGAGTATGTAGTTGTAGAGCCAGCGACTAACGGACGTACTTACACTATTCAAGAGTACAAAGCAGTAGTTGCTGAACGTGATAAGGCTCTAGCTGAACGTGATAAGGCTCTAGCTGAACGTGACCAAGCTCTAGCTGAACGTGACCAAGCTCTAGCAGAGCTTGACAAATTAGCTAAAAAATCCGCTAAGGACGATAAGTAGAAAGAGAGGTTCTGCTGATGGAAAAGATGACATTTGAAGAAATCCAAAAGCATAACAAAGATGCTAGACAAGCCTTGATTGACTTGTATGAACAACGTTATTCATGCTATCCAGAAGAGTTAGTAGTCGATGAAGTCATGCAGAACATTCTTAACTACTGCAATCGTGAGGATTTTCCTTTAGAGTTGCGATTTGTGGCCATTCAGATGGTTTATGTTGTTTGTAATCCTGACCAAGCTGTCCAAGGCAAGAATATCTCCGTTGGAGATACTCGTGTCGAATTGGGGAAGTCAGACCTTGCTAGACGGGCCGAAAGTGTCTTATTAGACTTTACCAGTCAACTACAGCGGTTCAGAAAGTTGAGGTGGTAGGATGAATATCAATGATGTCCTATCTCGGGCAACACCAAGCATTGAATGGACCTATGATAAAAAGATGGATGTGTTTGCTACTGTCGAGGGGACGAAGCCCAACGGAGCTGATTTTGTAGAATTCAAAGAAATCCACAAGAAGGTTCCTTGCCGTGTCTCTGTTCGTAACTTAGTGAATACTGAGCAGAACGAAGCACATCAACTCAAGACAGAACACAAGATTTTTTGTTCGCCTAAATTCGCTATAAAAGCTGGTAGCAAATTAGTAGTAGATGGTGTGCAATACCTGACCAGTGAAGATCCAATGGTTTATGTTACACATCAAGAAATTGTGGTGAGACGACATGAGTGGTTATGATGATAGTGATGTTCAAGAGTTCTTGAAGCGACTTGAACGAGCTCAGGCAATCATTGATTCTGAGTTTATGCAGGCTGCTAAAGATATCGGTCTAGCCTTTTTGAAAGAGGTTAAGGAACGAACACCAAAGGGCCAAACAGGTAAGCTAAATCAATCCTGGAAGATGGAAGTGACCAAGAACGGGAACGTGTACGAGGTTATCGCATTCAACCCTATGGAATATGCTTCTTTTGTCGAAAGCGGACACCGCCAACAAGTAGGGCGTTATGTCCCTGCCATTGGCAAGCGCTTGGTCAATCCTTGGGTAGAAGGGCGCTTCATGATGAGGCTGACAGAGGAACAAATTAAACAGAAAATCCCACAAATCACGCAACAAATCGAAGAGAGGCTAAAGGAGGAATTAGGTGGATTATAGTATTAGACCACTCGTCATTAAGCAACTCAAAGATGTGTTTGGGTGCAAGGTGTATGATGAACAAATCCAGCAAGGATTGAAAACGCCTTGTTTTATTGTAGATGTGAAACCTGTGACTCGGAAGCGGTTGGCAAACCAAAACGATAAGCAGGTTTTTATTGTCTTGCTGCATTACTACACCGAAAAAACAACAGACTTATATCAAAAGTTTGAAGAGATTGAAATGGTGTTTAATTCGCCTTCTTTTCGTTATTTGGGGGATAAGTACCCTATCAATGATTTGAAGGTGGAATACAATGCGAATGACTTGATATGCACGTTCACAATCACTCGATACGTTCGATGGGTTGAAGAAGAACCGACAATGCAAATATTAGAAAGGATAGGTGAAACTTCTCATGGAAATGAATGAAGAAGTAGGTTATGTGACCGAACCGGTGGTACCAACCACTGAAGATAAATTTGGCAAAGAGGCATTACTCAAGTATTTTGAAGATGATGCAACTTTGTTAAACATTTTGCTGGAAGATGACCAGTCATACTCGCTAGCAGAAGTAAGACGTATTTTAGAAGACTGGAGAAAGGGTGTGGCTAACTAATGGCACAATGGACAGTACAGAATAAACGAGTTCCAAAGGCCTACATCAATTTCGTATCAAGAGATGATGTGATTATTCCTTTGGAAGACAATACGATTGCAGCAGTTATGATTGCTGGATCTTGGGGAGAACCTGGTGCCTTCACGCTTGTTGATGGTACAAGCAACTTCCGTCGCTTATTTGGTAAACCGATTGATGAACTCCTTCCGATTCGTGAAGCTTTGAAAGGAACTGGTAAGGTCCTTGTCTACAATGGTGTGAACAACACTGGGGTACAGGCAACGAAAACAGAAAGCGATATGGTCGTTACAGCTAAATACAAAGGATTGGCTGGTAACCATATTCATGTTATCTTCAAGAAACAAGTCGAGACTGGCTTTGAAGTGACGACAGTTTTCTTTGGCAAAGAAGTTGACAAACAAATCATCACAGCCTTGCCATTTAAGAACGACTATGTGAATGTAACGGGTACTCTAACGACAGAAGATAAAACCATCTTGCTTGAAGGTGGTACTGATGGTGCTACAACCAATTCAGAGGTTGAAGATTTCCTAAATGCACTCGATACACAAGACTTCCGTGTTTTAGCTCTGGGTACAGATGAAAGTGCAACGAAAGCACTTGTTACGGCTCATATCAAGAAATGGCGTGACGCTGGTCGTTCAGTCATTGCAGTATTGAACGATTACACGGATGCTGACGATGAAGGTGTTGTATCAGTCGGTAACGGAGTTACATTAAGCGACGGTACGAAACTAGGCGCTAAGGACTGTGTATACTTCGTAGCTGGTAAGTATGCAGGGGCTGGCTTGCAATCCAATACATTCAAGTCTTATCCAGGTGCTATCGACTGTGAGCGTAAGAACGAAGCAGAGGCTGAAAAGCTCATCAATAAAGGGCAGCTTATCTTTGCTTATCGAAATGAAAAAGTTATTATCCTGTCAGATGTGAACTCATTTACTAGCTATACGGCAGAACACAGTCGTATTTTTGGTAAGAATAAACTTGTCCGCACTATGGATAATATCAATACCAATGTCAAGTATATCTTTGAGAACTACTTCATCGGTAAAGTACCAAACAACGTGAATGGTCGTGAGTTGTTTAAACAACGAATTATCACAATGGTCCTTGACCCACTTGCTCAAAAGCAGGCTTTGGAGTATAAAGCGAAAGATATTGAGATTTCACAAGGTATCACCAAAGAATCCGTTGTGGTTAACTTGCCAGTTGTCTTGACAGATGCTATGGAAATCTTGTACATGACGGTTATCTGTGATTAAGAAAGGAGAAACTAGCTAATGGCTATTATGAACCAATTAGATGCTCTGTCAGCTAAAGAAGGAACAGTCTTCTTTACAATCAATGACAAGCAATATGAACTAGCAGAGCTTATCTCGTTAGAAGCAAAGGTTGAATACACAAAAGCTGACGTGACCCCTCTCAACTCTCGTATGAAGGGTGGTAAGATTGTCGGTGCAGAAGGTACAGGTTCGTTGAAGATGTACTACCACCGTCCAGAATTAAAGGCGATGGCTTTAAACTATGTCAAACAAGGTATTTTGCCTCGTATTGATATCAAGTGTACCAACGAAGACCGTACATCTCGTGCAGGTCGTTATACCATCGTTTTGAAAGGGGTTCTGTTCAAAGAATCGCTTATCTTTAAACTAGATGGATCAGCAGATGAAGTCATTGACGAAGAAACAGACTTCACATTCCAAGATTTTGATATCCTATCAGAATTCCAAGAAATTACATACTAACAAAAGGAGGAAATAGTGGTGAGTGGATTACAAGCGTTTTTGAAACAAAACAAAAAAGGGGAAGAGACTAAGGATGTCTTGCTTCCTTCTTTTGAGGAACCAGTTAAAATTCGAGTGTTGAGCGCTCGTGAAGCGGACTTAATCAATGACCGTTGCTTTGTCAATAAGCCTGGTCGTAATGGACGTCAAGAGCGTGTCTTTGACGGTGTTAAATATAACCGTGAAATCTGTATTGCGTCTATCGTGGTTCCTGATCTTAACGATAAAGAATTGCAAAATTCTTATGGAACAATGGGAGCTTCTGAGTTATTCGGTACTATGTTTAATTGGGGCGAAAGCGCCTTGATTTTGGAAGCTGTGACCGAACTCAGCGGTATCAACCAAACATTCCAAGACAAGGTTGACGAGGCAAAAAACTAATAAAAGAGGACGCGGAGGCACAACTTGCCTACTTCGCCCTCGTAAACTATTATATTCGTCCTAGTGAATTTGTGAATATGGATGTAGAAGAAAAAGCTTTTTTCGCTGCAGTCATGCATGAAGAGGCGAAACAACGTAAAAAAGCAATGAAGAAGTGAGGTGATTCTATTGGCCAATTTACAAACAACCATGTCTTTGACCGATAGAGTCACAGGCACTTTAAATAAAATCTATTCGACTATGGAGCGTGTCAAAAATGCAGGCCCTGGCATAGACAAAATCATGAAGGCTCAAGAATCCGCTATGAAAAAAGCCGGTGATTCTGGCCAATATTTTGTCAATAAAGCTGGGCGAGTCATTGATATCAACGGTAGATTTATAAGTAGTGCAACTCTAGCAGCTGCAGGACTAAAAAAAGAAGAACTGGCTCTACGAGATTTAGGGAATGCTTCGAATAACGCTTCTAACAAATTAAGTAGGTTAGTATCTTTGAAAGGCTTGTTGAAGACTGCTTTAGCCAGTATTGCAGTCGGTGCGATTACCAAACAAGCTATAGGTATGTCAGACGAGTATGCCAATATGCACGCTCGTTTAGATATGATCCGTGACAGTACGCAGACGACAGAGCAACTGCAAAAGTCTATCTATACATCCGCACAACGTACAGGCTCGGCCTATACAACCATGGCAAACGGTGTCGCTAAGATGAGGATGCAAGCTGGCGATGTTTTCCAAAACAACGGCGAAACAATTGCCTTTTTGGAAACTATGAACAAATCCTTTGTTGTTGGTGGGGCAAGCATTGAAGAGCAAAAAAATGCCATGCTTCAGCTTACTCAGGCGATGGCTAGTGGTAAGTTGCAGGGTGATGAGTTACGTTCTCTAGCTGAAACTTCACCAGCCTTAATCCAAGCCATCGCAAACAAGTTAGGCGTTAGCCGTGGCGAGGTTAAGAAACTTGGAGCAGACGGGAAGATTACGGCCGACATTGTCAAAACTGCCATGCTAGAAGCAAGCGATACGATTGACAAGCAGTTTCGTAATATGCCCCTAACTTGGGGCAGGGCATGGCAGAACTTCCTGAACTTTGTGACCAAGGCGCTTGAGCCAATATCGATTAAGATAAATCAGATAGTGAACTCGTCAGCTTTCCAACAATTTGCCCAGATTGTAGCCACGGTGCTTCAGTATGTCGTTCAAGCGGTTATTTTTGCTATGGATATGATTGGGGCTGTTTGGAGTATGTTGGCGCCGATTGCTCAATTTGTCATCGATAACTGGTCTGTGATTCAACCGATTGTCATTGCTGTAGCATTCGCTATAGGGACTTATGTAGTTGCGATGAATGCAGCAAGTATAGCGACTAATCTATTTAGTATCGTTACAAACACTGCGAAAGCTGCAATGGCTGGTTTTAATGCAGTTATGGCAATGAACCCAATCATGTTGATTGTGATGGCAGTCATTATCCTTATTGGTCTTTTTTATGCCTTAGTTACATGGTTTAACAACCTTACTGGTGCAGCTGTATCAGCTACAGGAATCATCATAGGGGCTATATTTTACCTAGGAATGACCATTTGGAATATACTTCTTATCATTGCTAATGCAGCTATCTTGGTGATTAATATGATGCTACAAGGCGTCTTTTGGTATGTGAATACCGCAATAGAATTCTGGATGTTTCTCTATCAGGCTATCTTAACTATTTTGATAGGCATTTTAGACTTTATTGACTGGTTTGTTACTGGTGCAGTTAACTTATGGAACGAGATGTCTTTCCAAGTTCAAAGTGCTTGGTATGATATCGCTCAAGGCGGCCGTGATATGGCTGTTGCTATTGCAGGATTTGTAGATAGCATGGTTAATAGTGTTATTAGTTCGGTTGAAGGGATGATTAACTCTGTTCTTAGCGGATTTAATAGCATGATTGGCTTCTTGAATGGTCTTGGGTTGAACATCAGTGCAGTTGGTTCGGTTTCACTTGGTAGAACTAATTTCGCAGGAGATGTAGCTGGTGCGATTGATAGCATGCAGAAACCAGTTAAAAAAACCTTTGAAGGTCTGCACTTGGCAGACGGTCTTAAACAACACAAAGCTAGTTTAGAAACTCCGCACCTTGACACTCCACAACTGGGTTATCTTGAACTTGGAGACCGAATGGGAGCCTTTAATAAAGGGTATGAAATCGGTCAAGGTATCGATAAGGCTGTTGGTGGTTTCTTCAAAGGTGCTGGGGATGGCAATGGCGCAGGAAACAATTTCTTAGGCGACCAAGGAAAGACACCTTACGAACTAAGCCCAGCAAGTTCAGTACCTGGACAAGGAGACGGAGGAAAAGATGGCGGTCACAATCCAACTGGTGGTAAATTAGACAAAGTCGGCAAGATTGAAGATGAAATCAAACTGGACGATGAATACATCAAGTTAATTAAGGATGTTGCGACCATGAAGTGGCAACAGAACTTCATTACCTTGAAACCAGAGATTGTGACCAACATTGACTCCATTAACAACGCTGGCCAGTATGCCAACGTATTGGATGATTTGAATGCAACGATTGTAGACGCTTTGAATAATGGCGCTGACGGTCTCATGGCTTACTAGGAAGGAGGTAGCAGATGTTTATATTTATTGAAGGCATTAAATTGCCAGTGAATCCAGAAGAAATCAAACTGGAGGACAAGCAAGGAATTGAGACAGTCGCTATCATCGATACTGGTAATGTTCCGCTTGTCGGAAATCCAGAGCTTCAATCGATTGAGTTTGAATCCTTTATTCCTAGTGGAAGATACGACGGAAATTACCAACGGAATAGCCGTGTTTCTCCAGAATCGTTTGTCTCTTCAATTCGTAAATTTAAGACTGAAGGCACTCCTATTCAATTAATGATTGGGGGTGCTTTTGGTTCTGCTATTAACGGGAAATTTCTAGTGGAACAGTTCGATGTCTCTACCAAGACAGGATATGAAGATGACCTGATTTATAAGATTAAGTTCTTACAATATCGCTCTCATAAGCCACGAAAGGTCACCATCAAAGACAAGCAAGCACTTGAGGCTACTAAAAAGAAACCGCAGGCGAAAGCTACGGAAGAACGTAGCGCCACAACAGAGAAACCTGCTCAAAAGAGCCATACGGTTGTGAGCGGTGATACACTGTGGGGAATTGCTCAGACTTTTTACGGAGATGGCAGCCGATATACTGAAATCTACGAAGCCAACAAAGACAAAATCAAAGATCCTCATTGGATTTACCCTGGACAGGAGTTTGTGATACCATGATGCAATTATTTTATCAGAATAATAAAACTGGAGATACATGGGATTTAGCAACTGTGTCTGAAAAGGTCGAATTCAAGACAACTAGAAAAGGGTCGGCTTGGAGCGTGGAGATTACTTTGTACAACTCTACAAAAGTAGCCTTTGAATACGGTTCTCCACTTGCTTTCAAACTAGATGATAAAGAGGTATTCTTTGGTTATTTGACCAAAATCAAGTACGAAAAAGATACCAAAACAACCTTGACTTTCCATGATCAGATAAAGTATTTGCTACGCAATATCAACTTTGTTGCCAGGGATAAAAACGTCAATCAAATCGTCTCGGCAATCGCAGGGGATTTCGATTTGAAGATTGGGGAACTAAAAGCCCCAGCCGTGACCTTATCCCCTCAGTTGAAGGAGGATAAGAAGGCTCTGGATATTATCCAAGAGGCCATGGATGAGACCTTGGTACAAAGTGGAGAATTGCTGGTTTTGTATGACAAGTTCGGAGAGTTGACACTAACAACTCCAAAGAACTTACCAATCCAGTACATTATCGGGAATGAATCCTTTATGTCTAGCTTTGAGTTTGAAGGTTCGATTGAGGATAGTGCCAATATTGTCCGCTTGATTCAAGAGAACAAAGAAACCAAAAAGAGAGAGGTCTACATCTATCAGGACAGCTACAATATCGGCGCTTGGGGAAAACTCCAGTACATGAAAAAAGTGGACGAGAAAGCAACCGAGGGGCAAATAAAGCAATGGGGCGAAATGCTCTTGAAGATGAAAAACCGTCCCAAAGAAACTTTCAGTCTGAAAGCTGATATTGGAAGTATTGACTTTTTAGCAGGTCATGCAGTCTATGTGGACGTTAAGGACATTGAGAAAAAGGGATGGTACGTCATTGAAGAGGCAACTCATTCTTTTAGTGATGAAAAGCACACGATGGAAATTAAATTATTCATGGCAGGAGGTGAGTAGATGGAAGTGATAGAAAATCTAAAGAAACTAATCAGTAATTTCATTGAGAATCGCCAGTTCGCCAAGATAACGACTGGTGTAGTTTTGTCGGTTTCTCCGCTTAAAATCCAATTGACCAATGAATTAATTTTGGATGATTCTATGCTTGCTGTCACATGGACTGATGAAACATTGGATCCTGAGTACGTAGGCCAAACCCTTCATCTCATCAGACAAGATGGTGGAGGATTTTATTATGTCTTGTACAAGAAGATTTTCCACTACAAGCGCAAAACGAAAGGGGGTTCTGATGAATGAGTACTCCTAAAACAAACTTTTTAAACATAGCTAAAAACGTTGTAGAAGCTAAGAAACAGCCTAGCTTAACACTGGATGAGACTAATATCTTGCTAGAAACAGATGGCATTCATGCTTTGAAGCAATCCATTAGACGTATGCTGACGACTGAACGGTTTATCTATACGATTTATGATCATCGGTACGGTGTAGAGTTAGATGCTCTATTTGGTGGGGATATGGATTATGCCCAGATGGATATCGCACGGCGCATAAAAGAGGCCTTGTATGAAGATGACAGGATTCATGAGGCTCATTCTTTTTCTACTAAGGTAAAGAAAGATGAGTTTTATGTGCAGTTCATGGTTGATAGTGATTTTGGAACATTCGAGATGAATTTGGAGGTGAAACGATGATAAAGGTAAAAACATATCCAGAAATTTTAGAGGATATGCTGGCCTTGTTTGATGATAAGTATGACAAAAGACAAGGGTCTGTCTTGTACAATCTAGTAGCGCCTGCAGCTCGAGAGGTTGCTATTCAGTATACGGTCTTAAAATCGTATGAAGAAGTCAACTTTTTAGATACAAGTACAGGAATCTTCCTAACTCGTTTATGTAGGCAATTTGGAGTTGAACGCTTACCAGCTACGGCATCGGTTCGATTGGTTCAATTCAAACAGGAAATCCCACTCGGGACTCGTTTCAGTGTGGTTAATAGTGAGTATAATTTCCGTGTCTTAGAACGTCGCTCTGGATTTGAGTATAGTGTAGTAGCTGAACAAGTTGGTAGTGCTCCTAATTATGTAAGAGGTCAACTCATCAACATTGATGTATTGAGCGACTTTAAAGGCGCAGAAATCGGCTCTGTTATTGTCGTAGGTGAAGATGAAGAGACGGATAAACAACTCCGCAAGCGTACCATTGAGTATCTAAAAACACCGACTTTAAACGGGAATATTGCTCAATACAAGAAATGGGCAAGTGAGTTTGTTGGTGTTGGTTCAGCACTTATTGAACCGCTTTGGAAAGGTCCTAATACGGTTCGTGTATCTATTACGGATGCCGACGGCAATGAAGCTAGTTCGGAACTTGTAAATAAGTTCAAGAATTACTTGGATCCTGAACCAAGTGGCCATGGGCTAGGTGTAGCACCAATCGGAGCTTATGTGACTGTACAGTCTGTAAGTGGCTACGACGTTCGTATTGCTGCAACTATCAAGATTGATGAAGATGTAGATATTGAAACAATCAAGAATGAGGCTAAAACTCAACTTATCAAATACTTACGTGAAGAAGCATTTGAAGAGAAAGAGGTTCGGAATTATAAAGTTGCCACAATTATTGACAGAATTAATGGGGTTCGAGATGTGGACCGTATTTTGTTGAACGATAGGGAACAAAGTATCGAATTATCAAATACGATGCTACCTAAATTAACGGAGGTAACTATCAATGTCGCACGTTAGATATCGTATGTTATCGGCTTTACCAGAGATTTTAGATCCAACAATCAATGATTTGTTTGAAACTGAGATTCCAGAGTTGGAATTGATTACAGACTTAATCTTTGATACCAGACGGTTGATGCTGTTGCCAGAAGCGACAGAAGACTGGCTTGCAAGATGGGAAAAGGCCCTTCAGGTAAAACCGAAAACGACCGACTTGGAAGAACGAAGGCGTTATCTAATCACTTTAATTTCTTCCAAGATTAAAATCAACTCAGTGAGTTTACAAAAAATTACAAAGAGTTTTACGAATGTCAATAATTTAGTAACAGTCAAGGATTCAGCGGTACATATCCGATTTTTAGGAGAACTACCGACTGGATATTTGAACCGTTTTTTAAAGTATGTCCGTGAATTGATTCCTGCTCATTTAGGAATCCAATTCTCGGTTGAAGCGCCAATGATAAATACAATTTATTTCGGTGCACACACGCTTTTAGACGTTCGTACAGTTCGATTTAATTAAAGAAAGGAGCGATTAGATGGGATATTTTATCCAGCCGATACTGACCGATAAAGCAAGTAGCGAAACGGCTCTAGCAATTCAAAATAGAGAACCACTGGTCTTTACTCGCATAGCTTTGGGTAGCGGACGGCATCGGACGGACATTGGCAAGAAAAACAATGTCGTACAAGTAGTTCATTCTTTGCAAGTAGCACAGTCTTTATCGACTGATGTAGCTGATACGATTCGTCTTACAGCACGGTTTGATAATTCACAGATTGACCGTGAAATAATTGTAAATGAAATCGGTGTGTTTGCAAAACGTGGAAATCATGAAGAGTTCATGTATATGTATACTTGGGCAGAGCAGGGAGATGTGATTCCTCCTAAAACATCTGCTTATGTATATCGAGATTATGACTTCAACACGACTATTAGCAAGAATAGTCAGATTACCATTCAATACAATGCGACTAATTTAGTTTATGCGACTGTCCCTGAATTGAAGACGACAGAAAGAAAGTTGCAAACTAATATCGATAACCATATTGGAGACACTGCTCGTCACGTTTCTGATCAAGAACGGACACGCTGGAATGGGAAAGCCGACGCAACCCACCGTCATAAGGTTTCAGACATTGAAGGTCTTGAAGCGATTATCGGCAATCAAACAACAAATAAAGCGAATCAAGCAGACCTTAATGCTCACATTCAAAATCAAAACAACCCACACAATGTCACTAAGCAGCAAGTGGGTCTAGGGAATGTTACGAATGTTGAGCAAGCAAGTAAGCAAGATTTTAACAATCATGCAACTAATCGTAACAACCCTCATAGCGTCACAAAGGCGCAGGTTGGATTGGGAAACGTGACAAATGTGGAACAGGCTAGTAAGCAGGAGTTTAATGCTCACGCTACTAATCGAAATAATCCGCATAGTGTGACGAAATCCCAAGTTGGTCTGGGTAACGTAGACAACATTAGACAAGCAAGTTATGAGTCAGTAGAGGCTTTAAAGCGTGAGTTTCAGGAGCACGAAGATAGACTAAATGCTATCGAGTACATGTTCTTGCAGAACGACTTTACTGCTCCGATTCGTACGGAAGACGGTACAGAACATACTTTACTTGCTGATGAAAACGGTCATGTAATTGTTGCAGATTGGAAATATAGAATGGAGGTACAATATGGCAGTAATTAGTACACAGACACGAAAAGTAACTGACTTGCCACAAATATATCAGGTCAACAACTGGGATAACATCATGATTCATGATGGCCATGGGTTGAAAAAAGTGTCTGTGCAGACATTAAAGGATGGAATAAGTAGCAATGTATCAGTAGCTACGTCGAGCTCGAACGGAATTGTCAGGCCAGATAATTACACGACTGAGGTCTTAAACGGTACAATCAAAGCCAAAACCGCAACAGCTGGCTCAAACGGAATTGTTAGACCTGATAACTCAACGATTACAGTTGATAGTTCGGGGGTTTTACGAGTCAATAGAACAGCCTTGAACATCCCTATCTTACCGTCTGAAACCGTAGCCCACAAGCTGATTAACCAAAACGGTAACCAGCAAATGAAGTATTGGTATGGGTCGAAGGCACAATATAATGCGATTAGCACGAAAGACCCGAACACAATCTATGATGTGTATGAGTAGGTGACATTATGGCTACAAGAGAAGGAATCTATGTCGAAGGGCATGAGATTGTAAAGCGATATGTTGGTGATCGGCTAATTTGGAGTAAAAATATTTTTCAGGTTTTTGGAAGAATATTTTTTTATGTTTCTGTACCTAACGATTCAAATAATCGATTATTGTGTGGCATTCCAAGTGTAACAGGATATGATAATGATAAATTTTGGAATTTAATTTTATCAAAAAATGTAGAATTTCAAGCAACAAATGAAAATAGAAAAATTCAATTCACTGTAACTGAACCTAGTAATAGGGAACTTTCTGTTTTTAGTGGTTTAAGAGATATCGAAAATCCAGTTAAATCATTTTATATAAACTTAAAAAATTCAAATGATATGCAACATCTGAATCCTAATCGTTTAAATCGATTTGTATTATCAGGTACAATTTATAAAAAGAAGGAAGTATAAAACATGGAATTTGTATTAGTAAATAAATTTTTTAAAATTGGCAAGACGGCGGTCTCTATTCAATGTGACAAGCCGTTTACTTTTTTCACTCGTGAGTTAGAGGGTGACCGTTTGGGTGATACGGATGAAACACTCATTGAAGCAGTCAAAGAGATTCTACGTACAGAATTAGACCCAACAAGTGCGATTGTGCAAGCGCAAACTAAGTTACAAGAAACACAAGCTAAACTGCAAGAAGCTGAACAAAAATTGGCTCAGACTGAAGCCAAACAGACAGCTACAGAACAGACTGTTCAGAAGAATAAAGAAGAAGCTGACCGTTTTGGTAAAATCAGCCATGCCTTAGTGTTAGCTTTGGTAACTGGTAAGGTTATTCCTTACGGTACAACTTATAAAGTTTTAGTTGATTTAATTCAATCAGCTGAAGTAGGTAAACACTATATTCCAGGTGACTTGATTACCATTGAAGATCCAGCACATGTTGAGGTAGATGGTGAAGGTAAGAGGGTTCTGGTACAACTTAACCGTGAATTTACTTATAATGGAGAGCCTGCAAGCGATTTTATTCGTAATGGACGTCTTGAACATGATGGATATGGCGCAGCATGGAAGTACGAGCCTAAAGAACAAAACGAGCCAACGAATGTTGCACCAGCAGCTACAGTTTCTACGACGGCTACCGTGACTCCAACAGTAACAGAACCTTCTACTACAACAGTTGCGCCTAACCAGTAATGGAGGTGACTATGGACGTCTTACAACACGTTGAGCATTTCTTCATGAATGTTTTACCAGTGGCTACGCCAATCATCATAGCTTGGTTTAGTTACAAAATGCCCAAAAAGACAAAGGAACAGACAGACCAAATCATTTCAGAATTGAATGATGTCAAGAAACAAATCAAAGATGTCCAGATTACTGCTGACGAGAACAACGCCAAAATTGATGAAGTACAAGCAAAGCTAAAACTACACGACGATGCGCACCTTGTTACGATGAGGATGCGCCTTGATCGTGATATTCGTAGAGCTATCCGTCGTGGTTTTACTACGAAAGATGAGTTTTATGTAGTGGAGAATATGCACAATAGCTATAAAGCCTTGGGTGGCAATGGCTACATAGACCACTTGTACAACAATTTTGAAGCGTTGCAGATTAGAGATGACATCTTAGTTGAAGATGAGAAAGGGGCGCAGTAAGGCGCTAGAAAGGAAAAACATATGACACAAATTACTGAAATTATTCTTGCATCCGCTACAGGGATTTTAACAATCCTTGCAGGGATTGCGGTCAAATCAATTAAAGACTACCTCATTCAAAAAGGCGGAGAAAAAGCGGTAAAAATCGCTGAAATTCTAGCTAAAAACGCAGTACATGCAGTAGAGCAGGTAGCCTCTGAAACAGGCTATAAAGGTGGTGAAAAGCTTGAGCAAGCTAAAGTACATATGCTTGCAGAGCTTAAAAAATACAATGTCACTATGACAGATAAAGAGCTTGAAGTGTTTGTTGAGTCAGCCGTGAAGCAGATGAATGACGCTTGGAAAGGACAGTAATCATGGATATCGATACAAGTAGACTACGTACAGACTTGCCTCAAGTAGGCTATGCGCCTTATAGACAAGTACACGCCCACTCAACAGGAAACCGCAATTCAACCGCTCAAAATGAAGCAGACTATCACTACAGAAAGGATCCTGAACTTGGGTTCTTTTCTCATGTCGTTGGTAACGGTCGTGTCATGCAAGTAGGGCCTGTAAACAACGGGTCGTGGGACGTCGGTGGCAGTTGGAATGCAGAGACTTATGCGGCAGTTGAATTGATTGAAAGCCATTCAACCGAAGAAGAGTTCATGACAGACTATCGCCTTTATATCGAATTGCTACGAAACCTAGCAGATGAAGCAGGCTTGCCGAAAACGCTTGATACAGACGACCTAGCAGGTATCAAAACGCATGAATACTGTACGAATAACCAACCTAACAACAACTCAGACCACGTTGACCCTTATCCATATCTTGCTAAATGGGGCATTAGCCGTGAACAGTTTAAGCAGGATATTGAAAACGGCTTGACGATTGATACAGGCTGGCAGAAGAATGATACAGGCTGGCAGAAGAATGATACAGGCTACTGGTACGTTAAAGAAGACGGCTCTTATCCAAAAGATAAGTTTGAGAAAATCAACGATGTGTGGTATTACTTCGACGGCTCAGGCTATATGCTCGCAGAACGCTGGAAGAAGCACACAGACGGCAATTGGTACTACTTTGACCAGTCTGGCGCAATGGCTACAGGCTGGAAGAAAATCGCTGAGAAGTGGTACTACTTCGACGTAGAAGGCGCTATGAAGACAGGTTGGGTCAAGTACAAGGACACATGGTACTATCTTGACGCTAAAGAAGGTAACATGGTATCTAACGCTTTTGTCCAATCAGCAGACGGAACAGGCTGGTACTACATCAAACCAGACGGAACGCTGGCAGACAAGCCAGAATTTGAAATTGAGCCAGAAGGGCTCATTACCACTAAATAATTTTTAAAAAATAAAATGAA